ATGGATTTAACATTAGATGGATTAGAGCGGTGTTTTAATGAGGCTGTAAATGAAGGTGCAGAGTATGTAGCTGTTCAGATCGAAATGGACGGATTCCCTAGTGATGAAGTAGTTATTAATCATAAGCAAAATATTGATACTAAGTTAGAGTATTATAGGAAAACGTACAACGAGGATTTAGAACATAGAAACGCTCCAGGTATTCGTATTGTTGGATTTGCATATGGCTATTCGTTCTCAGGGATTCAGCACCAATTAGGATTATTAGGGGAATAATGATTAAACCAATAGCAATTATCGTAGGCGCTGCCGTTATCCTGGTGGCGTCTTGTTTGTTGTTAAGGGATGAAAAAGACTTGCAATTTGAAGATTAGATAATAATATTATTACTTTAAAATGCAGAAAGTAGACTTATAAACAAGCTGTTTTTAACTNNAGACATAGAGATTGTGATGACCGTCGTTGTAGACGTGACCATGACTGTGATTGTGATGAATGCCGTCGCAGACGTAATCATGATCGCGATCATGATAATCGCCGAGATTGGTAAATTCCTTTGGAAGAGTGCTTTGAAGAAAAGCACTCTTTTTTTGTTCAAGAATTTTCTGATCTTATTTGTTAAGGGATGCTAAGGGGTGAAAACAAATGAAACTGACTAAACAAGAGTAATCAGTTGTGATCGGTACATTCATTTCAATATTGGGTGAGCAAATAGTAAATGAATGTATTAATCCAGATAAGCTAGGGAGGACAAGCAATGATTAGTTTGCTGGATAAAACAATGGATGAGTTCATGGATAGTAAGGAGTGAGGACAGATGGATAACGTTTTAAACGGCAAGGTTACTCTACTTAGTCTTATACCTATCAATAAGAAAGCCTATAACAAATACCTTAAACCACATGAGAAAGCGTACAAGAAAGCTGGGATAGGTGTTAATCGATTCAAGTATTATAAGCTGTATGGAAAGAAGCATATGCTGTATTCGATAGAATATCTTGAACGAACTTCAATTAAAGAATTGTTGGAAAGAGATAGAAAGAATCAGCAACGTTGGATAAAGACGGATGAATGAATACAAAACCAAACAACAAAAGCGTAAGTTCTATGACAGTGGTGAATGGAGGAGTATGCGTGAACAAGTAAAGAAGCGTGACAACTATGAGTGCCAAGAGTGTAAGCGCAAAGGTTGTGTTCGTATCGATACCAATGAGTACAGTGAGAGTGCGAAGCGTAAGAAGATACAACTCGTTGTCCATCATATAAAAGAACTTGAACATCATCCAGAACTTGCGTTAGAAATAGATAATTTAGAAACAGTCTGTGTGGATTGCCACAATAAAGAACATGGAAGAACATTCAAAAAGAAACAGAATAAATGGCAACACGATGAAAAGTGGTAAAAATGATTTAGAAACAATACCCCCCCTTAAAAAAAATCATCAATTTTTCGTCTAAGGGGCACCGGAGGAGGGGGTTAACTGTCAGGTTTTTTTCGATTTTACGCACGTAAGGGGGGTGGGTAGATGGCTGTTAGTATCGTAAAGTTAAAAGAACAGCTTATGAATAGTATTGATATTGCGGATTTAGTTGAAGTTGAAAAGGTAGAAAGATACATTGATCTTGTAAAAGCATTTAGAAAAATAAATAAAACTATTAACAAAGAAGGTGAGTCCGTAACGATAAAAAACGGTTCCCAGGTTTTTGTTAAAGCCCACCCTCTTATAAGTGAGAGGAATAAAATTAACAGTTCTTTAATTGCGTTAGGAAGAGATATAAAGTTTATTGTTAAGACTGATGTGCCTAGTGGTGGCTATCGTAAAAGTGATCTAACATGATTAAACAGAAGTATGTGGATGGATATATTGAGCTTTATCGGAGTGGGAAAGTAAAGTTCAACAAAGAAAGAGAACTGTTAATTGATTATCTAGAAAAATATGTTTTAAACAGAGACGATTTGTATTTTGATGATGAAATGATCCAGGATTGTATCAACTTCGGTGAGAAGTGGTATTTTCCTTTGCAGCCATTTCAAAAATTTTTAATAGCATTCGTTTTTTTACTTTATAAGAAAAATGGTCGTGTATTTTATCGCAAGTTCCTGTGGATGTTAGGACGCGGTGGCGGTAAAAACGGTTTAATATCGGTTATTGCTCATTTTTTAATTAGTGAATTACATGGAATACCTGAATATAACATTTCCGTTGTTGCAAATAGTGAAGAACAAGCGAAAACAAGTCCTGATGAAGTAAAGAAAACTGTTCGCAGATATGAAACTTTAAAAAAGGCTTTTAAAGCAACCGAAACACAAACAACTTCAAGAGCTACTGCAAGTGTATTGAAGTTTAGAACATCAAACGGAGATACCAAAGATGGTTTACGAGATGGTGCGGTTGTTTTCGATGAAATACATCGATATGAAAGCAATAAAGATGTTCGCGTCCACATCAGCGGCTTGGGAAAAAGAAAGAATCCGCGTGAGTTTTATATTGGTACAGATGGATATGTACGAGATGGTTTCTTAGATAAATTAAAAGAAAAAGCAATGAAAGTTTTAAGAGGTGAAGCACGTCCAAACGCTGTTTTTCCCTTTATTTGTAAGCTTAATGATGAAAGAGAAGTTGACGATCTAGATAAATGGGAACTTGCGAATCCTATGTTGTCGAAGCCGTTAAGCGAATATGCTGAAGGCTTATTTGAAACTATGAAGGAAGAATATGAAGATTTAGAAGACGATCCAGACAACCGAATTGAATTCATGACAAAAAGAATGAATTTACCCGTTTCGGATTTAGAGCGTTCGGTTGCAAAGTGGGAAGAAATCGTTGCTACAAATCGTCCATTCCCTGATTTATATAGCCGCGAATGTATTGGAGCTTTAGATTTTGCAAGTATTAGAGATTTCGCTGCTTGTGGTCTTTTATTTAGGGTAGATGGTGAATATATTTTCAAAACTCATTCGTTTGTCCGAAAAGAGTTTGTCGATATTTACTATGGCTACTCTAAAAAAGCAAAGGGATTTAAAAAAGAGAAATATGCACCAATTAGAGAATGGGAAGAACAAGGTTTATTAACTGTTGTGGATGAACCAACGATTAATCCTCAACATATTGTCGATTGGTTTGTTGAAATGCGTGACTCTTACGGATTGAAAAAAATTATTGCCGATAATTTCCGTATGGAAGCAATAAGACCGTTATTAGAAGCGGAAGGATTTGAAATAGAAGTTATAAGAAATCCTAGAGCAATTCATAGTTTATTAGCTCCACGTATTGAAATGGCATTTGCAAATAAACAAATTGTTTTTGAGGATAATCCACTAATGCGTTGGTATACGCAAAATGTGCTGGTTGTCATCAAAGCTGATGGAAATAAAATATACGAAAAGAAAGAGCCTGTCCGTCGAAAAACAGATGGGTTTCAGTGTTTTGTTCATGCTCTTTATCGGGCGGATGAGATACAAGAAGCTACTGATTTTGTTATAGGCAATATTAAATTCTAATAAAGGGGGTGATAACCATTGGATGGTTAGGTTCAGTATTTAAAAGAAATAAAGAACTAGAATTCATGTTGGATCTGGACATAATAACTGATACAGCAAACAGGCTTCATATGAAACGATTGGCAATTGATACATGCGTTTCATTTTTAGGAAGGACGATTAGTCAATCTGAATTTAGAATAAGAAATGGTAAAGCATTTAAGAAGGATGAGCTTTATTATCGATTAAACGTAAGACCAAACAAGAATATGACCGCAAGTACCTTTTGGGAACGGTTTGTTCGAAAACTTATTTATGATAATGAGTGTTTAGTTATACAAGCAGATGATGGTGATTTACTTATTGCAGATGGATTTCAACATAATGAGTACGCTGTTTTTGAAGATACTTTTACGGATGTAAGGGTAAAAGATTATACGTTTAAGAGAAGTTTTAAACAAAGCGAAGTTATTCATTTGAAGTATCGGAATGATAAATTAACCCCACTTATTGATGGATTATTTGCAGATTATGGGGATTTGTTCGGCAGAATATTAAACTCTCAAAAACGTAAAAATCAAGTTCGCGGAACAGTTGATATGGATATGATTGGTGCTAAAACTGAGGAACAAATAGCAAAGTTACAAGAGTTTATAGATAACATGTATAAGTCAATTGGTTCGAAAGATATAGCTATTGTTCCACAGCAAAAAGGTATTAATTATAACGAGATATACAATGGTGTTGCAAATGGCCCAAGTGTGGAAGAAATCAATAAAGTAACAAATGGTTTCTTAAATCAAGTAGCTATGGCAATCGGTATTCCTATAGCTTTGATATATGGAGAAATGGCTGATGTAGAAAAGCAAACGAAAAATTATATGCTTTTCACAGTACGACCATTATTAAAAAAACTATCTGACGAAGCGAATGTTAAATTCTTCGAAATGAGTGAATATCTTTTGGGACAAAAAATTGAGGTTAAGGCTGTTTCCTATCAAAGTATATTCGATCTTGCCACAAGTATTGATAAACTCATTTCTTCAAGTGCATTTACAGGGAATGAAATTCGTTCAGAAGTAGATTATGCAGAGTCGGATGATCCAAACCTAAATATCCATCATATTACGAAGAACTATACAAAATTAAATGAATCTGAAGGGGGTGAAAAATAATGGATCATGTGAATATGAATAAGCTTTTGAATTTAAAACGAGATATTCGTTTTGAAGCTAAAGGTGAAAATGAATACAAATTAACTGTTTATGGGTCAATTGGTGGATGGTTTAGTGAAAATAATGCTGAAGCGGTAAGAAGGAAAATTCAAGATGTTAAAGCAGAAAAAATTCACGTTCATATTAATTCGGGTGGAGGTTCCGCGTTCGATGGTGTAGCAATTTGTAATCAGCTAAAGCAGCATAGTGCAGAAATTATAGTTCATATTGATGGTTGGGCAGCTAGTGCCGCATCTGTAATTGCAATGGCAGGAGACAGAATTATTATGCCTAGTAATACTATGATGATGATTCACCAAGCAAGTACCTTTGAATATGGAAATGCAGATCTTTTTGAAAAAACAGCACGAGATTTACGAAAGATTGATTCAGCTTTAGCAGGATCTTATAAGAAACGTTTTGTTGGAACAGATGAAGAATTAAAACAACTTTTAAAAGATGAAACTTGGCTAACAGCAGAGGAAGCGGTTGCTCTTGGTTTAGCTGATGAAATTGCTGATGAAATTGAAATTGATGATACGCAAGAAGATGAAGAAGTAGAAGTAGTAGAAAATTTCAAAGAAGATTTAGTAGCAAAGTACACAAAGCAACCAAATAATCAAAATCCAAAAGAGCCTATTCAAAAGCCTGTTAATACAAAACAGAATTTGAGTACGCTCTTTTTAAATTTAGGGGGAAAATAGAATATGGTTATTAAGTTTAATAATTTCGAAGAGAAAAAACTAGTTTTTGCAAAAGCGACACAGGAAGGAACTCCAGAAGAACAAACAGCAGCATTAAATTCTATGATTGGAGCACTTGCCACAGATGTACGAGCAGATATTTTAAATCAAGTGAATGAATCAATGGTAGATCGTTCTATTATGCAATCTCGCGGTGCTAATGTACTAACAAGTGAAGAAATGAAGTTCTTTAATGCCGTTGTTGAAGAGGGTGGTTTTAAATCTACTGAAACTTTACCTAAAACAACACAAGAGAGAATTTTTGATGATTTAGTTCAAGGTCATCCGTTGCTAGAGCATATCGGTTTAGAGAATCTAGGAGCCGTGACAGAATTTATTTATGGAGATCCAGAGGGTGCGGCTGTATGGGGACCGTTATTTGGTGATATTAAGGGACAATTAAATGCTACATTCCGAAAAGAATCAATTGCTCAACTGAAATTAACAGCATTTATTCCATTAGCAAATGATATGTTGAAGCTTGGTCCAGTATGGGTGGAACGATATGTTCGTACTATGATTACAGAAGCGATGTCAGTAGGTTTAGAGCGTGGTTTTGTAGTAGGGACAGGTAAAGAAGAACCTATTGGCTTATTAAAAGATCCTAGCGGAAGTGTAGTGAATGGAGTATATCCAGATAAAAAACCAGCAGGAACTTTAACGTTTGAACCAGGTCGTAAAACAATCAATGAATTAAAAGGCGTAGTGAAATTATTGGCTAAAAAATTAAATCCTGATGGTAAAACAGATGCAGATAGACCTAAAAATATTGCTGGGAAAGTAGTTATGGTAACAAATCCATTCGATACTTTTGACATTCAAGCAAATGCTACAATTCAAAATGCGGCAGGTGTATATGTAACGAGCTTACCTTTTAATCCAATCCCAACAGAATCTGTATTTGTACCTCAAGGACAAGTGGTGTTCTTTGTTAAAGGGGAGTACATTGCAGCGATGGGTGGAACAGAGCCGATCAAGAAGTATGAAGAAACATTAGCTTTAGAAGATGCAACACTTTATATTGCCAAACAACATGCTACAGGTAAACCAAAGGATAAATACACTTCACAAGTTTATACATTGAAACTTGGAGAAGTAACGCCACCGACACAAGGATGATGTGAATGGATACAGTAATTTCAGATGTAACTATACAGGAGTTTAAAGAGAGGATGCATTTAGGTGATGAGGAAGATGATAACCTAAAACGCATCCTTTCTACGTCTAACAAAGCATTACTTAGGGTTTGTGGGAATTATGATTTAAATAAAGACGAGGAGTTCAAAGAATTAGTCTTTGAACGTTCTCGTTATGTTTATAATGATGCCCTAGAGTATTTCGATAAGAATTTTTTAAGTCAAATTAATAGTTTAGGCATCGATAAAGCATTAGAAGAAATCAAATTGGACGGTGATTAATATGCGTCCTTTTCAGTACAAAAAGCCACTGAATACAGGAGATCGTAGGAATCGAATTATTATTGAACAACCTGAAGTGATAAAAGATGAATTGAATCAAGAAGTTGAAACAGGTAATTGGCGAGAAGTTAAAAAAGCATGGTCGATGATAAAAACAGTAAAAGGGTCTGAGTATATTGAAGCTTCAGCTTCACAAGCTACTCGGATTTATCGGTTTGTAATTCCTTATACAAAAGGCATTACGGAATTAATGCGAATCAATATGAAAGGTCGTATTTTTGATATTATCGAACCGCCAATGAATGATGATGAAATGTATCAAACGTTGACTATTATCGCAAAGGAGCATACTTGATATGAATGATTTTGCGAGTGATCTTGCTAGAGAATTACAAAGATATGCAAATGTTGTGGAAGAAGAATTGTTGACAGCACAAGAAGAAGTAGCCGATCTTGCTGTAAGTAAATTAAGACAAAGTGGTCCTAAAAAAACAGGTGCTTATCGCAAAGGATGGCGTAAGAAAAAAGAAGGTAATAGCGTTGTCGTCCACAATACAAAAGGGCAATTAACACATCTTTTAGAAAAAGGACATGCAAAAGCTGGTGGCGGACGTGTTCCAGCTAAAGTGCATATTCGACCAGTGGAAGAGTATGTAATTGACGAATTGCCAAGACGTATCGAAAGGGCGGTTCAACAATGACATTAGGAGAATTAACAAAAATTCTTGAAGCTACAGGTTATCCTGTGGCTTATTCGCATTTTACAGCAACACCAGGTAATCCTGTACCAAGTCCTCCGTATATTTGTTTTCTTACAGATGGATCAGCGAATCTTATGGCTGATAACAAGGTCTATCACAAGATAAATGATTTAAATATAGAGCTTTACACAACTAAAAAAAATTTAGTTGCAGAAGCCAAGCTTGAAAAAGTCCTAGATGATCATGAACTTCCTTATGACTCACCGATTGAAGGGATTATTGAATCTGAAAAAATGTATCAGAAAATATATGAAATGAGGTTGATATAAATGAAAAAAGAAAATAAAGTTACGTTTGGTCTGAAGAATGTACATTATGTTCCATATGATGTACAAGATTTTTTAGTGAAATTTGGTACACCAATTCCACTACCTGGTGGAGTGGAACTAACTTTTGAGCCACGCGGTGATTTAATTGAGTTCTATGCAGATGACATGCTGTATTATGCGGCAAGTAATAACCAAGGTTACGATGGAACATTGAACATCGCTTCTATCCCAGAACAATTTGCTATTGATGCATTAGGTGAGCAATTAGATGAAATCGACGGTGTATTAAATGAATTAGCTGATGCTAAAGGGAAACCATTTGCATTACTATTTGAATTCGATGGCGATGTAAACGCGACTCGACATGTTATGTATAACTGTGCAGCAAGTCGTCCAACAATTGCATCTAAATCAAAAACAAATTCGGCAGAACCAAATACAAATGAATTGAAGTTTGTTTCTAGTCCAATCGTTTTAGTACCAGGTGGAAGACCGATGGTTAAAACAAAAACAACATCTAAAACAACTCAATCAATTTATGATAATTGGTACAAAGAAGTGTACGTTAAAAAACCAGCAGCACCAAAAGGAGCGTAATAGTAAATGGAAAAGACAATTACAGTAGATGGTCAAGATATTCGTTTGAAAAGTACAGGAGGGACACCAGTTCGATTTAAAGCGCAATTTGGAAAGGATTATTTCGCGCAACTTCTTAAGTTAGCACCACTTGGGAAAATCGATATGGAAAATTTAGATCCAAGTAAATTAGATAGTGTAGATTTTGAAGTATTTTATAATTTAGTTTGGACAATGGCGAAAACGGCTGATCCAAAAATACCAGAGCCAATGGTGTGGTTAGATTCATTTGATGAATTTCCAATCATTGAAATCTTAGAAGATATTCAAGATATGATAGCTTCCACAATTCAATCTAAAAAAAAGTTGTAGATAGCAATAATAATAGTCAACAAGGAGCGGTTCAGGGGGAAGTGTTCACAACTGAAACGTTCCTTGTTTTGTGTTATAAATGCAAACTTACAAAAGCTGATTTAGAGGATATGACTATTGGTATGTGCCTTGATTATATTGATGAATATTTAGAAATGCAGAAGCCACCACAAGAAAAAACACGTAAAGCAACGCAAAAAGACTTTAACAATTTCTAAAGAAGAGAGGTGAGAAAATGGCAGGAAGAATTAAAGGGATTACAATCGAAATCGACGGGAATACCGGACCGTTACAAAATGCTTTAAAAGATGTAAATAAACATAGTAATGATTTAACTAAAGAATTAAAAGATGTTGAACGTCTTTTGAAATTTAATCCGGGTAATGTTGAAGCATTAGCTCAAAAACAAGAATTACTTACAAAAGCAATTGAAAATACTACACAAAAGCTAGATAAATTGAAGGCAGCCGAACAACAAGTCAAAGCTCAATTTCAAAACGGTAAAATTTCTGAAGAACAATATCGTGCATTTAGGCGTGAAATTGAATTTACAGAAGGATCGCTTAATGGTCTGAAAGGCAAACTGGCTGGATTAAAGGCTGAACAAGAGAATGTGGCAAGTTCAACAAGACAATTAGAAACCTTGTTTAGTGCTACAGGGAAAAGTGTTGATGATTTTGCAGGAGCGTTAGGAAATCGTCTTGTGAATGCAATTAAAAGTGGCACGGCTACAAGTAGACAGTTAGACCAGGCGATTGGTCTTATTGGTCGTGAAGCTTTGGGAGCAGGAGCTGATATTGAGAAATTACAACGTGCTCTTCGTTCTGTGGATGATGGTAATTCAATACAACAAGTTCGAAATGATTTGAGAGACCTTTCACGAGAAGCTGAAAGAGCCGGGAAAAGTTTTAAAGAATTAGATATTGGTTTAGAGAATATGCTAGCTGGTGGTGTGGCGGCTGGTGGCATATCAGGAGTAATTGAAAAGGCTCTTGATACATCTAAATTAAAAACAAAAATCGATGTGACTTTTGAAGTCCCAGCATCATCTAAGAAATCAGTTGAACAAGCGGTTCGAGGAATCGAAGCATATGGTGTAGATGTGGAAGAAGCACTTGAGGGGACACGTAGACAATGGGCTTTAAATAAAACCGTAAGCGATACAGCTAACACCTCGATTGTAAAAGGTGCAGCGGCTATTTCAACGGCCTATGCTGGTATTGATTTTACAGAATTAATTCAAGAATCGAATGAAATCGGAAATGAGTTAGGAGTAACTAACGAAAGTGCTTTAGCTTTAACTAATGCCTTATTAAAATTGGGCTTTCCACCTGAACAATTAGACATTATTGCCGAATACGGTGGACAACTAACGCGGGCAGGCTATACAGCTGAAGAAGTGCAAGCCATAATGGCGGCTGGGGTTGAGACAGGCACTTGGAATATTGATAACTTATTAGATGGATTGAAAGAAGGGCGTATTCGAGTAGCCGAGTTTGGTAATGAAGTTCCTAAAGCTCTCAAAGATTTACTTGAAGGAACAAAGATTTCTGCTGACCAAATGCAAAAATGGGGTAAAGCTGTTGCTGAAGGTGGTAAGGGTGGCTCACAAGCTATGGTGGAAATTACACGAGCTTTAGATGGTGTAGACGATGCGACAAAGAAAAATCTAATTGGCGCTCAAATTTTTGGGACGCTTTATGAAGATCAAGGGCAAAACATAATTAATACGTTACTAGGCGCGAAAGATAAAGTTGTTGATCTTAATGTAAGCCAAGAAGAATTAAATGCAATGATAAAGAAAATGGATGCAAATCCAGCTGTAAAGTTTCAGAAAGCAATGGGTGACTTAAAGATGGCGCTCGAGCCACTTTTAGGCGTAGTAGCTAACATTATTGGAGCTTTTGCAAGTTGGATTTCAGCGCATCCAGCATTAGCAGCAGCATTAACAACGATTGTTGTCACACTAGGAATATTAATTGAAGCTTGCATGGCTCTAGCCCCGGTATTTGTCACCTTATCCAGTATTGCTGGAATAGTAGGTGTAAGTATTGGGGCTGTTACTGGTCCAGTTGCATTAGTTGTAGGAGGATTTATTACCGCCACCGCAGCTATAACAGGAGTAGTCGTGTGGATGAAACATTTATGGCAGACTAATGAAGGGTTTAAGAATAGCATAACTGGTGTAATCACAAGTATACAAAGTTTTATTGATACACTGGTTACATTAGGTAAATATTTATTCCAGACAGTAGCAACTGGAGATCATATGAATGTGTGGATTACTAATTTACCAGAAGGATTTCAAAATGCAGCTCAAATAATAGGATTAGCAGTTAGTAAAATACGTGAAGCATGTCTTCATCTTTTTGATGCTGTGAAAGCTGTTTTCTCGGGAGACTTTAGCCAGTTAGGCGAAATCTTTAAGATGATTGGCCCTACTATAGCGGGTGCAATTATTGGTGGGCTTCCTGGTGTTCTTGTTTCTGTATCTCGTTATTTACCAGCGATTGCAGAATATTTAAATGCAAATTCCGGAATTATTCTTGAAACCATAACAAATATTTTCACCAATATATCTACTTTCGTGACAACAGCATTACCTCAATTTCTTGAGGTTGGATCACAAATGATTTCAAGTCTTGTGAGTGGATTAGTTGTAGCGGCTCCAATCATACTTGAAGCAATGGTAGGGATTATAAATACAATTTCACAAATGATCGCTACTTATCTTCCTATAATTGTTCAAACCGGAATCCAAATCATTCAAACCTTAATCTCTGGAATTGTACTGGTCTTACCTACGCTCATAGAGACAGGACTTCAATTAATTATGACTTTAATTAATGGAATTATGTTGATGATTCCACAACTAATCCCAATAGCTGTAACGATTATTCAAACCATTATTAATGGAATCATGTCATTTTTACCTCAGTTAATCGAAATGGGGATAAACTTATTAGTTTCATTAATTACAGGGATTACACAAGCTTTACCTATGATTGCTTTAGCGATTATTACAGTTATTACGACTTTGATTGAAGCCATTACTGCAAATTTACCTATGATTATTGAAGCTGGTGTTAAAGTTTTAACAAGCTTAATAGATGGGATCATAAATATGCTACCTCAATTAATAGATTTAGCAATAAATCTTATTACCAAAGTAGCAGATACACTAATTACGAATCTACCTAAAGTAATCGAAGCTGGTGTTAAAATCTTGATGGCAATAATTAATGGTATTGTGCAAGTTTTACCACAGCTTATTAATGCAGCGTTAGACTTGATTGTTAAAATTGCGTCCACATTAATTGAAAATCTACCAAAGATACTTGAAGCAGGTATAAGGATTTTACTTATGTTAATTGCAGGGATTGTACAAGTCTTACCACAGTTAATTGGGGCGGCACTTAATCTTATTATCACTCTAGCAGGAGAGCTAATTAGAAATTCACCTAAAATTCTTGAAGCTGGTGTGCAATTAATTTGGGCTTTAATAAAAGGGATCGTAAGTATGGTGGGGCAATTAGGTTCTACAATTGTGACTGATATTGTACCAAAGATTGTTGATACTTTAAGAAAAATCGATTTATTTAAGATAGGTAAAGATATAATAAGTGGATTAATTGACGGTCTAGGTAGTATGGCTGGGAAAGTGTTAAACAAGGTTAAATCCATCGGTAGTAGCATTTTAGATGGTTTTACTGGATTCTTTGACATTCACAGTCCATCAAGATTAATGAGAGATCAAGTTGGTAAGCATATTGGGGCTGGTCTTGCAATTGGTATGGAAAATTCAATTGGAATAATAAATCGCGCATCTCAAGCGATGAGCGAAGCAGCAGTACCAACAGTTAATGTTGGGAATATAGGATTACAAACTAATGGATTGTATCAAGATCAAGGTGTTAATGGTGAATTTGCAGTCCCAGGTGGTGGATTAGCAATTGAGGTGCCTGTAATTTTAGAGGGAAGAGAAGTTGCAAGGGGTACTTACCGTTATACAACTGAATATCAGGAGAGAGAAGAAAAAAGAGACTCAGCCTTTTAGGTTTGGGTTTCTTTTATTTTATAAAGAAATGGGGTGTTAAAGTGAGTTCTTTTACATTTAACAATGAACGTAAAAAATATGTCCAAATTGAAAAAGGATGGAAAAGACCTACTTGGGCACCGTTGAAACGAAATTTTCTCAACGTTCCAGGATATCCAGGCGCAAGATTGTTAAATACACAAACAGAAATGCGCGTTTTATCTATTCCAGTAGGAATTATAGTGCCTGATGGATCTAACTTAGAAAAGCTGAAAGAGGAAATTGCAAGTTGGCTAATAACAGATCAACCCACAGAACTTATTTTTGATGTAGAACCAAACAGAACGTATGTAGCAATTGTGGATGATAGCTTTGATCCAGATGAATTTGTAACACTTGGAATAGGAACTCTTAAATTTATTTGTCCAATGCCTTACAAATTAGGACCAATTCGAAACGCAAAAGCAAAACTAGAACCAAATAATATGATTAAAATGGATGCTTTGAATGAGGGGAGTGTGTTTTCAGAACCGAAATTCAAGATACAGGTAGAAAATCCGTCCACATTCATCGATATTATAAATAAAAATGGAAATCAACATTTTCGTATAGGATACCCAGTTAAAATAGATGAAACGCCAATAAGTCGGTATGAATTGGTTATGCATGATAAAGCGAATTCTCTAGTTGGTTGGACGGAAGTGGGAAAAGATTTCGTTTCAGATTACGGCATCGTAGCAGGAAAAATGATAGCGGATAGCGCACGCATTATGCCATCTGATTACGGTCAAGGGCAATTTTGGCACGGACCAGCAGTGAAAAGAAGCATTACAGGTGGACCGCTACAAGATTTCACACTTGATGCAATAGTTGAATGTCGAAACTTAAACCCTGCCACTATGGGACGTGTAGAACTTTATTTATTAGATGAAAGCAGCGTTGTAGTCGGAAAAGTAGGTATGTTTGATGCGTATAGAAATTCTAGCGAGAATTTTGGTGAAGTTATGGCGGGAAACGGTGACTACAATCATCTGATTATAGCGGAAACTGGTTATTATCGTACAACATGGAATGATTTTTATGGACGTCTACACATTGCACGAGTAGGGAACTATTGGCAAGGTGATATTGCCTTGCTTGATGAAAAAGGAAATTATCATACAGAAAAATTCGCCCAATGGTGGGATACGGGCAATAGCTTTATGAAAAAGGTAGCTCAAATTGTTGTGCATATATGTTCGTTTAATGATGCACCATCATTAATTGCAGCTGTGCATGATATTAAAGTGCAAAAGGTAAACAGCAATACAGAACGTCAAATACCTTATATTGTTCAAAAAGGAGATCTTGTAGAAATCGATTCATCAGATGCAAGTATTCGTATTAACGGAGCAGACGCGATAAATAAAAAGGATTTTATGAGTGACTATATACGTATTGAAAAAGGAAAGAATGAAATCGAAATATCCCCAAACAACATTGGACAGGTAGATGTTACGTATAGGGAGCGTTACAGATGAGTAAAGCAAATAATCTATTACACATTGTGGACTTTAAAACAGAACAAATCATAGGTGTTATCAAAGAACAGGATTATTGGGATGATTTACGCCAATGGGAGCTTAAAGATAACAAAGATAAATTTGAGTTCACAACAGCTGATGGTACAAAGATAGCGGCATCACTTATACAACAGAACCTTGTCGTTAAACAAACTCGTGACGGTACTTTTGTTTCATACATTATTACAGAAGTAGAGCAAGATTCAACAGGTCGTCCAAAGAAGATTTATGCACTTGGTGAACATACAAAACTAAAGAAAGCGACCGTAATTAAACCACAAACTTTACAAGCTACTACAGTCAACGAATCTACAGACTTTGCTTTACAAGGTACAGAGTGGAAACGTGGGATTACTGAGTTTGTTGGTATACGTACCATTCATATTAAGGATTTTACAAATCCGCTTGATCTCTTAAAACAAATCGCATCTACGTTTGAACTTGAGATTCGTTTTAGAACAGAAATAATGGGATCTTTTATTGTCGGTCGGTATGTAGATTTAATAAAAAAAGTAGGACGTGACAACGGAAAAGAATTCTTGTTAGGAAAAGATGTACAAGGGATCCGGCGTATTGAGAGTAGCCAAGATGTAGTAACCGCTCTTGTAGGTGTTGGTCCACAAAATAGTGAAACTGACGAATTTCTCACATTTGAAGAGATAAACAATGGCAAACTTTATGTAGGAAATAATGATGCCTTGCAACGTTGGTCAAAAGATGGCAAGCATTTATTCGATATTTATTCACCGCAAACAGAAGATCAAGATATGACGAAGCAACGACTCAAACAGTTAACCGAAGCAGAATTAAAGAAGCGAATTGATAGTTCTACTTCATATGAAGTAAGTGCAGTAGCGCTTGAAAAAGTGTTTGGTTTATCTCATGAATCGGTTCGTAAAGGAGATACGGTACGAATAAAAGATACAGGGTTTAGTCCACCACTTTTCTTAGAAGCTAGGTTAATAGCAGCAGATGAATGTGACACTGATTCATCGAAAGATAAATATATCTTTGGTAATTATCGTGAAATTAAAGATACACGAAGCCTAATCGATAGGTTATACGCACAAATCATGGGTAGCTTATCAAATAAAGCATCTAAAGAATTACTAGATATGTTAGATAAAAAGCTTCAAGAAAACGTAAAAGAAACAGAAGTCATCCGAAAAGAATCGGAAGCAGCAAAGAAAATTGCTGAAGAAGTGGCTAAGAACTTGAAGAATAACACCGTTGATATTATCGAAGGTGTGAATCCACCAACGGAAAACTTAAAGGATAGAAAAACTTTGTGGCAGGATATCAGTAAAGGTAAGCCTGGTATTCTGAAATTGTGGAAGGATGGTAAATGGGATCCTGTTGTTCCTGATGTAGAATCCGTTAAGAAAGAAACATTGGAACAAGTGAGTAAAGATATCGAGACCACAAAAAGCGAATTAAATCAAAAGGTTCAAGAAGCACAAAAACAAGCAACAGGGCAATTTAATGAAGTGAAAGAAAGCTTACAAGGTGTTAGTCGTACCATTTCTGATGTGCAAAATAAACAGGGCGGAATTGATAAGAAGGTAACGAAGTTTGAGCAGGATTCCAATGGGTTTAAATTATCTATTGAATCGTTAACTAAGAAAGATACTGATATCAGCAATAAATTAAATACAGTCGAGCAGACTGTGGAAGGCACAAAAAAGACAATGTCTGATGTGCAACAAACTGCAAATGATCTGAAGAAAACAACAACTGAAATTAAAGAGCAAGCAGGCAAGATTAGTGAGAAGTTAACAAGTGTAGAAAAGCAAGCAAATACTCTAACAAATAAAACAACTGAGATTGAAAAAAGTGTGGATGGAATTAAAGAAACAGTAACAAGAGTAGAGAATAATCAAAATGGATTTGATAATCGTGTTGCTACTGTAGAGAAAACAGCAGATAGCATTAAACAAAATGTTTCTAGTTTACAAGAAATACAAACTAATCAAGGGAAGCAATTACAAGATGCTAAAGCTGGTTGGGAAACAACCGCAAAATCTTTAGAAGGAAAGGTTGAAATAAAGCAAGTTGAAGATTATGTAGGTGGTTTAGGTACTGTCAACGAGTTGCGTGATGCTGATTTTAAGTTAGGACAGAAATATTGGTTGTGGAATAGTGGTAATGGAGCTGTTGGTTCTGTTGATGCAAATTTAAAATACAAAGGTATGAATACATTTTCAATTACCGTTACTGGACAGACTCAAGATCGTTGGTGGGGGCTTACAAATCAATTCATTGAGTGTCAGGTTAACGAGGAATTTGTTGCATCAGGTTATTTCAATACTGATGGGAAAACACCTATTGATGGTGGCGCATTTCTTGAAATTGAATGGTGGACTGCTGACAAGAAAACTCGTATCAAAACAGCTAGAACAAATATCAAGGTTGTAAATAACATGTGGGTTCGTGCTGTATGTACAGACAAAGCTCCTGCTAATGCATCGTTTGTAAGATGGCGTTATTACGTGACAAGCAATGGGCGTTTATGGTGCGCTACACCTATGTTGCAACGTGGCACAATAGCAAGTGAATTTTGGTTACATCCGAAAGATCAAACTGATGCTGATAAAATGATTGAAGATATTGCTAATAGAGTAGCTACTAAGGATTACGATAAAAAAGTAACAGAGTTAGAAAGAAGTATCAGCGCTACTGAAAAAGGCGTTTCAATTATTACTGGAAAACAAGAAACGTTTATAAATGAGACGTATAATGCCTATGTAAAGAAAACAGAATCTAGGTTGGAAGTGTTAGATGAAGGGATTTTAGCACAGATTTTAAAGGATGGCATCATGACTTCTATCAATATGTCACCTGGTAAGATTACAATCGATGCTGAAAAACTGAATATTAATGCTGATACAATAGTCAAATGGCTAACAGCAAAAGGAATAGATGCTGATGTCATTAAAATCAGTGGTGATAAAGTAACAATTGATAAAAATGGTATTACAGCAAAAATGGCTGACTTCTTTTTTGAAGATGAGCGTGGGCAGAAATTTTCAGTAACACCAAGGAAGAATCTTATTCCAGATCATGATTTTTCACACATTTCTTTTAATACTTTTAATAATTATTTTTTGAAGATCGAATACAGTCCTACATGGACAATTATGTCTAATCCATATATTGAAAAACCAGTGGTTAACAATTATGAGCCAATGGTTAATCCGATGCGGATAGATTTAGGAAACTGGATTCGATTTACATTATTTGAAGGGGTAAAACCAGGTAAGAAATACACATTGTCGGCTCATTTCAGAGCAACTACCAATGATAATCGTGTAAACATTACAAACAAGCCAATCATGAGAGCGGTATTCGGTAAATATAACGGGGACAATCCTGTGGAGCTTGGACGAGCATCAAAAACTTACGATGCACCAAGCATTCAAACTGGGAAAATAGTTAGATACGCTTTAACCTTCACTGTGCCGAGTAACTATGTAGAAGGAAATGGTTATGTTTATATTGATTTATTTGGCGAGGGGCTCTTAAATAATATGCAAGCAATTGCTGTATCAGGTGTTCAGTTGGTGGAAGGTGACGTTCCTTCCGTTTATAACTGGGATACTACACATGGACAACTCGTAAACGGAACACTGCCTTTTTCTACAATTGCACTTGGTACAAAAGATAATGTTATTTATCACAATCATGTGAACAAATGGAACTATATGAATGCGCCGCTTGAAATCATAAGCAATGGTGAAATGATGGCACTCGTTGGAAGTGATCGTGCGGGACTTAGTTTTTATCCCCGTGGCGGTGGAGAACGTAGAAGCTATATCGGTCACATTTACAACAATGAAAATAGATTTCGGATTGAATCAAAAGATCCAGTTGCAACGACACAATCAATTGAATGTAATGGGATTAACGTAGGTGGTGGATACTTTGGTGCTAATGCAGGTTCTATTCATTATACAAATGGTAGCTTAGGTTTAGGATGGTATTTCCATGATGGCAGATGGAATTATGTTAATTTCACAAATATGACTTCTAGAACATAGAGAGGAAGATGAGTATGAACCCAGATAAGTTTATGCGTCCAATGCCACCTAATGAAAAGTCTCCATTCTTAGGTAGAGTAGTTGATTTGAAGAAAGGTGAAAATCAGGTAACAGTTAGTATTCCAAACGATATGCTAGAATTTTGCGGTATCAAGGAAGATACAAAAGTTGAAGTTTGGGGACTTCCTGATGGCACGTTGAGTATGCGGATTGCAACTGCATGTGACTTATGTAATAAGGGTGGCAGAGTTTACGAGATTGAGCTTTTCGGTAAAGTAAGTCTTATCTGTGCAGACGATTATTTAAAGTTAACTGGAAAGAGCCCGGCGGCTTCTGATGAAGTAACGATTGAACATATTGAAGAAGTAGAAAATAGAATGATAGAAGAAGCATTATCAGCAGATCAGTATTAACTAAATACATGTAAACAAGTAGGGCAGCCATGAGCTGTTTTTAATTTTGAATAAAATACGGTTTTTATAACGAAGAGGAGCGATTTCGCTGCTCTTTTTATTTTGAAACGGGGTGGTCAAAGTGGAAGGGTTACAAGAAGTAAGAAGTGACGTTCAAGAAATCAAGCAAGAAATTAAAGAAATAAGATTAGAAGTTAAAAGCTTAGAAATACGAACAACAGGTAACGAAAAAGACATTATCAATATCAATAAACAGCTAGATAAGATAAGCGCCAATACTACCTGGATTTTACGACTTATTGTAGGCGGAATTATAGGTGCAGCACTGACTTTCTTAATGAAAGGAGGTGGTATGTAATGTTTGAAATTACAGTAATGATTGGCATTGTAGTTGGTCTTTCACAAATCGTAAAAACAATTGGATTACAAACAAAATATGTTCCGTTATTGAATTTAACGCTTGGCATTGTGCTAGGCGTTTTATTTTTGGACGGAGATATCAAAACAAATGTATTTCAAGGAATCATCATTGGACTGTCAGCAAGTGGATTATTTGACCACACAAAAATTATGAAAAAGGATGTTGATGAAAAATGAAAAAGACATTAAAACATATTTCTTCTGTAGTCTTTGCGGTTATTTTAGTTTTATCTATTGCAACAAGTTCTTTTGCTGATAGAACGCTTATTATTCCTGATTTACCTAAACAACCATACCGTTATGGCGTAGGTGCATATGAGGGTGTTGTAGCTCATTCTACAGCCACTCCAGAAGCTCCAGCTATTAACATTCAAAAATATGAGTCTCGTACATGGAGAAACGCATTTGTTCACTATGCAGTCGATTGGAATGAAACAATCCAAATTGGTGATACAAAGTACATTGCTTATGGCGGTGGACCTGCTGCGAATAAACGATTTGTACATGTAGAGTTATGCGAAACAGCGGACTATACAAAATTCAAGCGTTCTTATGAAAAGTATGTAAAACTTCTAGCGAAAATTTTGAAAGATAACAAGATATCTGTAGAAAAAGGATTATGGACACATAGCGATGTAACTCATCACCTTGGCGGTACAGATCATGAAGATCCAATTGACTACTTAAAGTCTCACGGTGTTTCAGAAGCTCAATTTAGAGCAGATGTGCAACGCGCATATAATAATGCTAGTGTTGATGTTTCTGTGCCTGAGAATCCATCTAAACCAGCTGAGGTTCCAACAGCAGTGACAGACGGGATTGCCTATATTGAAGGATACAACGTGAACTTACGTAAAGGACCAGGTACAAGCTATTCTAAGATTCGTCAGTTAAACAAGCCAGAATCCTACGTTGTATGGGCTGAAAAGGATGGTTGGTTAAATCTTGGTGGAGATCAGTGGATTAAGAACGATCCATCTTATGTGAAGTTTAATAAGAAAAGTACAGTGGATTCTTCTATTGTAGGGAAGCGTGTTGTTTCAAAAGTTAATAATCTACGTTTCTATGATGCTCCATCTTGGCAGGACAAAGATGTGGCTGGTTCTGTAGATGTAGGATTAGGATTTACAATTGATGCGAAGGTAACTGTTAATGGTTCACCACAATATAAAGTACACAATAGCAAAGGTAAAACATACTATGTAACTGCTAATGAATTTTATATCAGTATACATTAATAGAAAGAAAAAAGGGCTACTCGTAATGAGTAGCCCTTTTTTAACATCTCTTTATGCGTAACGAGAATTATATATCATAGTTACAACTTCCGCTCTTGTTGCAAATTCATTCCCGCGTGTACCATCAAAAATACCAAGTTTCTTTGCGCGTCTATCTGACCCACTGAATCCGGTTGCTGGATTCCATAATTTCATATATCCGGCCAATGATGATGCCATTGCAGCAGCCTCGCTACGAGTCACCCAGTTTGTCCCTCTAGACCCATCTGAATATCCATGTACTACAACAAAAGCTTGTGCGGAATTAAAATTATAGTCACTATGATATTTCCACTCTTTACGCATCATCATTAACCACATGTCTTGTCGAGTTGCTAGGCTGTCCCTCATATCAGCAGTAATAATTTTATTTTGAAGAGCCCAATTTATCTGTGGGTCTGCCCAATGTGCAGATGCTTCTTTTGGAGCAAATGTTGCGAAGCCTACTGATAGCGTAACAGCTGCAGCAGCAACAATCATAAATTTTTTGAGTTTCTTTAACATATTTTCCATCCCTCTCCCTATGTTTCTGATACATTACATTATTTGGTTTTTAAAGTAAATGTATAATCCATATTAGAATAGTCTATTAATGATTCCACTTTGCTCTAAATAGCATAGATACTACCTCGGCTCTTGTAGCGAAGTTATTGCCGCGAGTACCATCAAAGAATCCAAGAGACTTTGCAGCTCTATCAGTATCAGCGAAGCCTACTTCAGGGTCCCACTTAATATTTTGATATTTCATTCGTAGTACCATTGCAGCAGCTTCACTACGAGTGATCCAGTTTGTTCCACGGGTTCCATCAGAGATACCTCGATTAATAACATAATTACGTGCAGCGTTATAGTTGTACCCGCCGCTTCTATTATCTACACGAGTAATTATTAACCACATATCTTGTCGAGTAGCTAAACTATCACGTAAATCTGCTGTGATATAACCTCTATTCATAGCCCAATTCATTTCTGGATCTGCCCAATGAGCAGACGCTTCTTTAGGAGCGACTGTTGCGAAACCTACAGATAACATAACAGCTGCAGCAGCAACAACCATAATTCTTTTAATCTTTTGTAACAT